CCCCCATGTGTCCCCTTGGACACCCTCATAAAGGTTAGGATATAATTTTTCGGTTCAACGGGATGAAATTTAAGGGCATTCATCCTTGGGCAGTTCCTAGTAACCATAGTCCAGCGCAAATATGGTATCCAGCTCTTTACAGCCGCATACGGTCCCATATCCGCTCTGTCCAATCATTAGGACCAGCTCTTCGATTTGTGAAGTGGAGATCCCGTACCTGTTAGCGAAGGCCCTAACAGGCACGGGTTTCGACGGGGGACCGTCCCCCATAGACCAAACTGCGTCATTTTTCTTGATCTTGATGCGTTTATCAACGATAAACCGCCTCAAAGCCTCGGTAATAACGGAGTCCCCGGCGTGCACAAAGGAGCGTACGACTTCAGAGGTGAACAAAGCAGCCCTCTCTTCGAGGGGAACCTTTGTTCGGCCGGGCAAATCGCCCTGACACGTACCTAATCCACGAAACATTGTTCCCAAGTTTAAAAAATAACCAACTTCACCATGGTCATCCAAAAACGGGGAGTGTTTGAGGAACTGAATCTGCTCAACTTTATCGCACACCTGTACCTTCAATAAATAACCTACTGACTTTGCTGATTCGGCAATCACTCGAATTAGCTCGGCTTTGGTCATAAGAGGGGAGTACCTCTTAGAAACAGCTAAAAATATCAATGTATTAGCCATATTATTTATCGAAGTGGTCAACACTGATCCTGAGTACAGTGTATAGAATTTCGGAGTGAGCGTAACTGACTCTTTATAGTCGTCGCTCGTGATCTTGCATGGCAGCCTGCATTGGGCAAAAGCCATCTCTATGTCCTCGGTGAATCTAGGATCGACATCCATTCCTCTCTTTAAAAGATTGAAAACTGGGTCGTAATTAGATCCATCACATGCAGAGATGTCCATATTGCACATAAGCACGCCATCCGCACAGGTTGCTCCAAGGCATGAGTCATCGGAGAAATATGCGAAGTATAAACCCTGAGGGTTCATCAGACTGGTGAAACACTTTGTTAACATATCTTTGGTGGGAGCTTTAATGAACTCTGCACGTGCTCTATGCGAATGCATAGACGCATGTGTCTCTGAGAACGCCTCCTTGACCCAATCCATGTAATAACCGCATGCCGTACTTCCTGGGCATGTCAAATCACCGACGGCCCTAAGGTACTTACCTTTAGCCAACACTTCGCCAGATTTACACTTGTAAACCACTTTCTTGACCCTCGGACGCTTCTTTGAACCACCAAATCCGTGGTAGAAGATGTCCCTTTCCGCCTTGAGGCGCAATTCTTTCTTTGGGTGTGCCGCTTTGGTCCAAACACTTCTATAGTGTTCGCGGTCCCCACTTTTGTCTGATAAAATCGCTCTCATCCTGTGCCTGAAGGAATCAGCCCAATGATTCAACTCCTCATCTAGAAACCCCATGTTGTATTGGTTTCTAAATAACTCCTCATGTATGCCTGCGGTATCCGGCTCTCTTACGCACGTGAGTCTCCTCACAGCACCGCGTAGGCCTTCATTATCGCAGGTGTATGATGTGGAGTTGGAGTGGAAACATGGACCAAACACAGTCTTGTATTCCTTCGAGAAAATCCCATCCGCTGTCAGACAATACTTGTCTACAGTGGGCTTAAAGACCGGTTCCGAACCGATCCAATTTGGGTTGTTCATTGGCGTCTTGAACCTCCCATTGTAGCGAAAACTTTTCACCTTATAAGCATCGTTCGCTACAGTATGACCTCTATAAATGTCAAACTTCTCGATGCCTAATGGTTTCCTCCGTCAAAACCTCATATTGGTCGGAACCACGGTAGGCGTGTCGCCATATTGTGGGTCCAACTCACGCATCACGAGTATTCTTTGAAAAATACCAATGATGGTGTTATGAAGTATCAACGGGTCCGCATCCGTGCGGGTTCCGACAGCGTTGGACACATCTCCTCCGATGCATCTAAACAAGTCAGAATGGACTTTTGTGGAATACCGTATTTTCATGACGGCATCGTGTATGACGGGGTAGTGCGTACATATCTTACATCCATTGTAGCCTCTCAAAGGTCTACGCAAATTGAATGGGTAGCATATCGGATGTCCGTAATCAATAGTTTGGTCGAAGTGAAGAATACCGACCGAGGTAGTCCTTTCCAACCTATTATAATGATAATAGAACATAGTCAACGCGACAGACAATGACGCAACGAAAATACCCACTGAATAGCTATCGAGAAAAACAATGATTGAACCGAAAACACTTAACATCTTCCAACCGGAGAGGAGGTCCACGGCACCTTTATGGTACCCCACCTCTGCAAACAGCAGGATCAAAAATGTCCAAAAGACGTAAGTCAGGTATTCAAATAACAGCGTAAAAACTGAATTTTTTGTATAAATCTCGATTGGCATGACAGTAAGAACGTCGTACACGGGTGGACCTGTTGGCGCAGGAAGTGGTGCCAACAAGGGGAGCATGGGGCCGGGTGTAAACGAATAAAAAGCGACAGGAGGCATCAAAATGCTTCCGGATGAGTGAGGTCCTCCCTGTATGAGAGGTAGGACATTTCCCGCGACAACAGGAGCGCCCGCTACTGCCACGCCTACCACAGGTGGTGCGACCAATGGTGGAGGTGGGAGAACGGGCGCAGGGTTGATGGCGGGTGCCGCAACAGGAAC